GTCCCAAGCAGCGCCGCTGGAAGATCACCCCCGGCTCATGGACTTGGGCTGAACCCGAGGTACCCAACTCTGAGGTGCTCTACACCGAAGAGGGTGACGCGGTCAACCCCACGTACACGGAGTTCCCGCCCATTCACAGGTTCCAGAACCGTCAGGGCAAGGGTGAATTCGAGAAGCACCTCGCTACCCTCGAGCGCATCAACCACACCATCCTGCAGCGGATGATCATCATTGCCTTCCAGGCGTTCCGCCAGCGGGGTGTCAAGGGCGTACCGAACACAGACAAGGACGGCAAGGAAGTTGACTACCGCGATATTTTCCAGTCTGATCCCGGGGCAGTATGGATTCTACCCGAAACAGCCGACTTCTGGGAATCCGGGCAAGCAGATATTGGGCCCGTGCTCACCGCGGTCAAGGATGATATTATTCATCTCGCCGTCTCGTCCTCGACGCCCCTATTTTCTGTCGTACCAGACGCAGCCAACGGATCGGCAGAGGGCGCCGCTCTTCAGCGCGAAGGTCTGATCTTCAAGACTGAGGCGTGCATCGATCTTGCTGATGGCGCATTTTGCCGCACGATGGGTTCGGTGTTCGAGATTGTAGACGACGCAGAACGATCTGACGTTTACGCAATCGAAGGCATTTGGGCTTCCCCGCGTCGTTCCTCTCTGCAGGAACGTGCTACCGCTGGCGTTCAGGCAATGGTCGCTGAAGTACCGTGGCGCACGCGCATGGAACTGTTCCTCGAGCTCACGCCGGCACAGATCGCTGATGCCGAGACCCAGCGTCTCGACGATGCGTTCATGCGCTCGCTGACGGGCACGTCCGAAATAACCACCGTCCCGGGCATCACTGATCCGCCGAGGTCGACCGCACCATGATCAGCGAACAGCTCCTGAAGCTGATTGAGATGCAGGCAAAGCTGGTGGGGGGCCTGTCAATCCAGACGATCCAGATGCTGCTCAAGCTCTGGGGCCCGTTCCGTGAATGGACGGACTATGATCTGGGTGTGGCACAGGCCGCCCGCTCGGCGACCACCGTTGAAGCGGGCATGAGGGCTGCTAAGCAGCGTGAGCGGGCTTTCCTCAAGCACGTCTACAAGGAACTGCGCATTCCGATGCCGACGGATGATGTGATCACCTCTGACGGTGGCCGCATCATCATCCCGGGCTCAGTCGACATTTACTTCCGTGAGGGCGTGACACCTCTCGAGGTGTACCAGCGCCCGCTCGAGGAGTTCAGGTACTGGAAGTCGACAGGTGTGGGTGACCGTGAAGCATTGGCAAAGATGGCTCAGCGGGTATCAACTATCGCTGACACTGATCTGACGCTTGCACGCCGCGAGGAAACTCGTCGAGTGTTCAACAACACCCCCGAGGTGACTGGCTACCGACGCATCATCCATCCGGAGCTGTCCGAGGATGGTACGTCCTGCGGTTTGTGCGTCGTCGCTTCGACTCGCGTGTACAACTCGGATGAGCTCATGCCGATCCACGACGAGTGCAACTGCAGCGTGCTGCCTATCACGGCTGACGCTGACCCCGGCGACGAACTCAATCAGGATGACCTCAACGCCCTGTATGAGGCAGCCGGGTCGAACACCGCTGGTGATCTGCTCAAGACCAAGGTCAGTTTCGTTGCTCACGGCGAACTTGGCCCCATCATCTCGGGCGGTAACCGTCAGGGTTCGAAGCAGCGCAAGGCCGCGAAGGACAGGTCTCCGCTAACCGCGGAAGAATCCATTGACAAGGAACTCCACACCTTACGCAAGTCATCTGAAAAGTTGGCAGCGCGTGCGGCTACTGGGGAAGATGTCAGGAGATACCTGACTTGGCAGCGAGACCGTATCTCGATTCTCGAACGCCGACTTATTGCCATCAGGAGGCAGAAGTGATTTGCAAAATCCTGGGTCACCGTAGAGGGCTCATGGTGGTAGACAGGTGGTGCAGGACCTATTCACTCGTCTACAGCTTCCGGTGCTACCGTTGTGGGGTGGCCCAGTGACCGTTAGGCTTATTACCGGCCCACCAGGGGCTGGCAAGAACACCTACGTTGAGAAGCACATGAAGGACGGCGATATAGTCGTCGACTGGGATCATATGCAGGCTGCGTTCCCGCACATGACGCTTGATCAGCTCAGAGGCGTCCGTAAGGTCGCTGAAGACGCTGCTAAAGACCACACAGGTGATGCGTGGGTGATTCGTTGTGTCGCCGATCCCGAGAAGCGTACAGAGCTCGCTACGTCGCTGGGTGCCGAAGAGGTAGTCGTGCTCGAGACCGACGCCGAGACCGCTAAGGCGAATGTCACCAAGCGGAACCGCAATCCCGAAAAGAACGAACAGGTATTTTCCGCCATTGACGACTGGTGGAGCCAGTACGGTGTGGTAGAATCTCACTTGATCGTACGGCCCGACAAGGGCCACCCCAATTCCGACAGGAAGAAGAACATGGCTGACACCGAAAACGAGGCATCCGGTCCCGAGGATCACTCCGACAAGGGTTTCCCCGCACAGACCAAGATCGCTGACATGACGCCCGAACAGCAGGCCGCGTACTGGAAGTTCCAGTCCCGGAAGCACGAAGGCAACGTCACGAACCTGCGCTCTGAACTCGACAAGCGCCCCGCTGCCCCCAAGCAGGAAAAGGCACCTGCCGAGAACACCGACCCTCTCGATCCCGCTGAACTGCGCAAGCAGATCATGCTGGAACTCAAGAAGGAACAGGCCCCGGAACTCGTTCGCTCCCAGTTCGAAGCTCTCATCGGTGATCGCATGCCCGAGGCAACTCGTGACGCGATCCTCGAAGACCTCAACCTTGCTCGCTTTGTCAAAGAGGATGGCTCCCTTGACAAGGACCGCATCAAGGCGAAGGCTGAGCTCATCGCACCGGTGACCGATGTCAGCAATGTCCGCAACAAAGTGAGGACCCACCAGGGAAATCGCAAGCAGGAGCGAACCGCTACTGTTTCAGCTGGAAAAGATCTTTTCGAAGAATTTTCCAAAAAGCGTTAGAAAGGGTAAGAAATGCCTAACCGCATCGAAACCCCGGCACTGTCGGAAGGCGACCAGACTTGGCTCGCGTCCACCCGGGGCATTACGCACAACCGGACCGTGAAGCTGAACCTCGCTTCCTTCACCGTTGATCCGGCAAAGGGTTACATCCCCTCCGGTACGCCGCTCGCGCTCGTCGCCAGTGACGACGCCGGCCTCGAGGCTGTCCCGTACGACGGCACCGAAGGAGTCACGACCGCAGCAGGCGTTCTCGCCGGCTTCCTGTTCACTGATCAGGTGAAGGTCACCGGTACCGCGGACGAGTACATCAACGCCCCGCTCATGGATCACGGTCGTGTCCGCACGTCCCGCCTGCCGGTCGCGTTCACCCCCCCGGTTGCGCTCGCAAAGCGCAACGCCCTCTTCACCTACGACGTAAGCTAAGGAAGGAGCTGAAATGCCTCTGTGGACTGATGTAATTGAACCGGCCGAACTGACCGGCTTCGCCCGCGCCTCGATCCAGGCGCTGGAAGACAAGAACGGCTCGCTGGAACGCTGGCTCCCGAACACCCACGTTGACGACATCCACGTCAAGCTGGAAGTCGGCGAGAACGGCCTCCGCGAAGCTGCCGAATTCCGCGCGTTCGACGCCGAGCCGAGCATTGCTCGCCAGGCACGTGGCCGCGGACTGACCCTCGAGCTGCCGGCCCTGGGCCAGAAGCAGCCCGTGTCCGAGTACCGCGCACTGCGCCTGCGTAACGCCTCCGACGAGGCGTACCGCTCGCACATCCTGAAGACGACCAACCAGATCGTGCGAGCAATCGCCGACCGGATGGAAATCCTGCGCGGTGTCGTTCTTGACGAAGGCAAGGCCATCGTCAACCAGCGCGACTTCAACATCAATGACGACTTCGGCCGCCCGGCCGAACACAACGTCACTGCTGCTGCGCTCTGGGCCACCCCCGAGGTCAGCCGACTGGACGACCTGCTCGCCTGGTACGAACTGTTCGGCGAAACCAACAACGGCACCCAGGCTGGCGCCATGCTGTTCTCGAGCCGTTCCTACGGCGCACTGCGCCAGGGCGATGAGTTCCTGAACGTCACGACCGGCCGTCCGATGTCCCGCGAGCAGATCAACTCCGTGCTCGTCGATGAGGGCCTGCCCCCCATCTACATCTACGACCGTCGGATCAAGAACTACGAGGGTCAGATCAACCGCGTCACGAAGGACGACGGCGTTCTCTTCCTGCCGGCACCGGGTGCCGATGGCGAGTCCGAGCTGGGTGCAACCTACTGGGGCACCACGCTGACCGCCACCGAACTCGGCTGGGGCATCGAAGATGACGAGCGTGCGGGTATCGTGGCCGGTGTCGTCAAGAACGACAACGTCCCCGTGATCGCCGAAGTCGTCGCCGACGCAATTGGCATGCCGATCCTCGGCAACGCAGCCCTGACGCTCCGCGCCAAGGTTCTCGCGTAACAATCCCTCTGGTGTGGGAGGTCGTCGAGTCGGCTTCCCACACCTTTGGTATCAACTCACAACAGTTAGGAAAAGCCAATGGCACGCGTATTCACCGCCAATGTCGTTACCCGCCACCCCGAGACTGGTCAGACCGTCGTTTTCAAGATCGGCGACGAAGTGCCGGAAGGTGTGTTCGTCGGCGATCACGCAGCATCGTCTGAGGGCGTCACAGCTGAGCGTCAGACGTCGCAGGCACCCGCTGCGAGCGACGACACGACCGTTGTAAACCCGGACGCTGCAGGCGCCTCTGAAGACGACGAGGACGAATCGCTCCCGCCGTACACCGAGTGGTCGAAGACCGACCTGCGCGCAGAAGTTGACGGTCGTGAACTGGACGTCAAGTCCAAGGCCACCGTTGACGAGCTCGTTGCTGCTCTCGAAGCAGACGACGCCGCTGCAGCCGAAGAGGAATAAGGACCATGGCGAACGACCTTGACATCACCATTGAGCAGGTAAAGGCAAGCTACGAGGGCACGATCCCTACGCAGAAAACCGAATGGGTCAACGGCAAGATCGATGAGGCAGTGCGTTCACTCCTGTCTTACATGCCGGACATTCCCGGACGAATTCTGGAAGGCACGCTCGATCCTCTCCTTGTTGGTGACAAGGTCGTCGCCGCGGTTCTCCGCGTAGTCCGCAATCCTACGGGCTATGACGAAGAGCAGGAAGGCGATTACCGCTACCGGCTGAACAAACTTGTTGCATCGGGTGACATCTGGTACCCGGACAACGATCTCATTGCACTGGGCTGGGTTAGCCCGACGAAAAAGTCGACGCCCCGCACTGTGTTCTCCACCCCGTCTCGAGGATTCGGATTCCCGCTATGAGCCTGCTCACCGATGGCCCCCACACCGTAACCGTCATTCCGATGATGATTGCTGGCAAAGACAAGTATGGTGGATGGGCACTCGAACGCGGTGAAGGCATCGAGCGCTCTCCCGAAAACGGACGCGGCGTTGCCGTCGAGCCGTACGGTGCAGGTTCGCTGTCGGGCCTCGAGGCTGACGACGGTACGTCTGTCAACGACCAGTTCACTATCCGCGGTGAACTCCCCTGGGAAGGCGGCACCAAGTCGATCATCGTCTGGGATGGCGTTGAATACGACCAGCAAGGCCTGCCCAAGGAGTACACGCGCGGGTCGCACCGCACGCACCATTTCGTAGTCCGCATCAAGCGTAGATCGGCACAGGTGAAGTAATGGCTACCGTTTACGGCTGGGTTCCCAACGGTGTAGCTCGCATGGCGGGTAATGACGAAGAGATGGATCGTGTAGCAAAGAAGCTGTACACCATCGCTCGAGGCCGTGCGGAAGCTCACCGACTGACGGGCGCCTACATCGGTCAACTGTCGATCAAGAACGTGCCTGGCAAGAAGGGCGTTCGTGACCGAATGGTCTACGCAGGCGACAAGGCAGCAATGTCCATCGAGTATGGTCACGCTGTCCGGGTTGGTGACGCTGGCCACAACGAAGCAAACTTCCGCTGGGTACCGGGGCAGTACATCCTGACTGGGGCAATCAACGCCATTCCCGGCTACCGCACTAACTCGTTTGGGAACGGATTCTAATGACACGCGAACGGTACTCCGTAGACGCTGAGGAGTTGCTCGTCAAGCTGACCCAGCGGGATATGCCCGACTGCGAGGTGCGCTCTGAGGTCGACGTTGACGCAGTTGACGTACTGCCCCTGATCATCGTCAGCCCGGGTCAGGGTCAAAGCGTCGAGGGTCAGCGAGGCCTCGCCTGGGCGTGGCAGGCACACTTCGCCGTACTCGACACGACTCACGAGGGCGCAAGCGAGATTGCTGACCGTCTGGGTGAGGTCATCGACAAGTGGACGAACAGCTGGGCTCCAGACGCTGGTAGAATTGTTGGTGTGGGAGCCATCACCTACCTCGAAGACATTTCGATTTTTGCTCGAACCGCAACATCTTTGACCCCGGCAGGGGGACTTACCCAATTTGATGGTACGTACGCCATCACTGTCCGAAAAGCATAAACAGGAGGAATAATGGCTTTCAACGCAGCCGCTACAACCATTCCGGGTAAGGGCACCGTCCTGGTTGCCGCCCCGGACACTGCCCCGCCCACCGACTTTTTGACCCTCGACCCGACCTCGGGTGGCGCTGCTGGTCCCATCGTTGGTGCAACCGGCTGGTCCAGCTTCGGCCACACCTCGCGAGACAACAACGTCACGCTGTCCAAGGATGGCGGCGATGTCACGTCCGTCGGCTCCTGGTGGGACGAAGTCATCCGTTCGACTCGCGCAGCGACGAACTGGACCGCAACCATCAACTCCATCCAGATCGATGCTCAGACCCTGGGTCTTGCATTCGGTGGAGGCACCCTCGACACGGTCAAGGGCTCCTACGCTGTCGGCGACATCGTCCCGCAGAACAAGGCACTCTTCATCCTCGTGGTCGACAACACCGGCCAGCGTCTCGGGCTCTACATCCCGAACACGTCCGTCTCCATCGGTGACGCTCCCGAGTTCTCCATCGATGCGTTCTTCGAGATTCAGATCTCTGCCGCCATTGCGAACTCCGCAACGACCGGCAAGAAGTTCACCTGGTTCCACCCGGCCCTGAAGGTCTAATGAATCCTGCCCCGGCGAAGGAATTGCGAGCCCCCGCCGGGGCAGGTTCTACAGGGGCTCGCGTATAGTGTTACCCATCATCTAATAGGAGGCTCGCAATGCCCGCTGCAAAAACCACAAAGACCCCGCCGAAAGCACCCCAGGACCGTAAGCCCAAGGCTGCCCCCGTCGAAGAGCCGCTCTCTCCGGAGGAAGTGCCGGGTTGGGAACTCATGAAGCCCATGAGCGAAATCCCCGTCTGGGAACAGACCCCGCTCATCGCCATCCTTCAGTCCGCATTCGAGGACACGAAGGAAGAAGGCGAAGCCCAATCGTTCGACATCAACCTCATTGGTGAACTGGCCAAGGAGATGTCCGCTCACGCCGTTGACGCTGAGGCCTACCGGAAGTTCGTATCCGGTGCCGGCGCAATGGAACGCGCCATGAACCTCGCAATGGCTTGGGTAGGGCAGATGGGGGAATTCGCAAGCTCCGAGTCCTAGTAGCCGAAAACCCAGAATGGGAGTCTGACTTGTTAGGACTGTATGGATTCGATATCCACGATGTCTTTTCAGGTAAGGCTCCCATTCGAGTAGCATTTGCCTACCTGAACCGACTCGTCTACGAGCCCTGGTCTGTGTGGCGTGCTAATCAACTCGGTGGCCCGGAGCATATGGGGTGGACCCCAGACACGTATCGTCAGGCAGAACTGATCGATGCCATGAACGTCAACACGGTAATAACAGGCAATGTCGGATCGAAACGTCCGCCCAAGATGCCTGAACCCTCATACCGACCCAAGGCAAAAGAGCCCGAGGTCAAACAGGTTGAGTCGCTCGCCGACTTCAACATTATGGGACTGATCAACGAAATGGGAGGATAGACAATGGCAACTAAATCAGCAGGCCGCGTATCAATCCGCGTTCTGCCCGACTCCACCGGCTTCAAGAAAGATCTTGAAAAGTCGTTGGAGCGCATCGAGCGCACAGTTCGAGCGAAGATCCCGGTAGAGCTCGAGCTCCGCCGGGAAGACCTTTTGCGGCTCAAGCGGCAGATCGAAAGCTTGGTTATCAAGATCAAGCCCGAAATCGATCTGTCCGTAGACGCTGACGAGATTGAGGCCATGAAGGCCAAGATCGAGAAAGCAAAGCCCAAGGTCGATGTCGGGCTCAATACCATCATCGCGTCTCGTCGGATCGAGGCACTCACCCGTACCCGAACGCTGACGATCGTTCCGATCCTGGCGAAGTTCAATGGCTTCGGCAAGCACATCAAGGGTATTGCCGGCTTGAACGTTGTTCAGGATATGTTCGAAGAGGGTATCCACTTCTTCCAGAACATCGATAGGAACGCGGTATCGCTCGGCAAGATGTACACCAAGATTGCGGGCATTACCTCGCTGCTTGGTTCTGCTGCTGGCTCGGCGCTGTCTCTCTCGGGCAGCCTGGCATCCGTCGGTAACCTCGCGCTGTTTGCTCCAGGCTTCGTCACAGCCCTGGGCATCGGTGTGGGAGTACTCATCTCCGCCCTGAGGGATTTGCCCTACTTCTTGCAGGACCTCGGTCCTTCATTCAAGAAGATGCGCGAAATGATTTCCATCACCTTCTGGGATCAAGCCGCACAACCGATCCGTGATTTGACCAATGGTCTTCTTCCGACGCTCAACGAGCAGCTGAAGGTTACGGCTGAAGGCATGGGTGGCCTGTTCGCAGAACTGGCTGACTCGATTGCTGCCGAGGCCACACCCAAGCGGGTCAAGGCGATGTTCAAGGAGATGAACAAGGCGATCTTCACCACTCGTGGTGCGATCCGTCCGTTCATCGCTGCGTTCACCACCCTCGGTGAAGTAAGCTCCAAGTACTTCGACCGCTTCGCCAAGTGGACTGTCAAACTGTCGAACCAGTTCAACAACTTCATCCAGAAGTCGGCGAAGAACGGTGACCTCGACAGATGGATGGAAAACTCCATCACCAACGCTAAGGCGCTGGGTAACACCATGCGCGGAGTTGTTCGCATCTTCGCCAGCCTGAACCGGGCTGCTGTTGCTGCTGGGGCGATCAACCTTACACAGCTGGGTGAGTCGCTCAACACCGCTGCTGACGTGATGAACTCGCCGAGGTTCCAGCGAGTCGCTACAACGATCTTCAGAGGCATGAACGATGCGGTGTCGGGTATCGCACGCGGGTTGTATGCGTTGGGCCCTGCAATCGAGTCTGCAGCCCCTTCCATCGAACGCATATTCGGTAGCGTTGGCGGGATTTTCGAAAGCCTTGGTCACCTGTTGGCCAACATCATCGACAATCCGAAGTTCCAGGCTGGTGCCGAGAAGTTCTTCCAGGGAATTGAATCTGGCGTAAGGAAGCTCGCTCCCGCGATGAAGCCTTTCGCTGATTCGCTGGGTGGGGCTCTCAAGCTGCTTGGCCGCATGTTCGATGGGGTCATGGAGATTGTTGCCGCGATCACGATTGTGCTTGGTCCTGAGCTGGACAAGATCGGTGACGAGTTCGATAAGCTGATTGACCCTCTCCATAGCACAATGCTCCACGTTATCGAGGTTCTCAAGCCCATCATCACTCAGTTCCGTACGGACGTCATTACCCCAGTGGTTACGTTCATCAACGAACAGGCTCTGCCGGCATTCAACAAGATCATCGATGAGGTTGCCCCGAGCATCAAGGTAGTCCTTGCCGAAGTCAAGAAGTTCATTGACGAGGATCTGACCGATGCTTTCAAGTCCTTGAACTCTGAGCTCGACAACTCTAAGGGTAAGGGTCAGGAGGTCGCTGATTCCCTGAAGGACTTGTTCAATGGTCCCACACCTGGCAGTGATGATTTCTTCAAGAAGCTCATGCCCGGGTTCAACGGTTCATGGCTGACGCCTGACGGACTCAAGAACGGCAACTTCTGGAAGGACTGGGAAAACCTGCTCCGCCCGCTTGACGACTGGTCTAAGAACACTGCCGTACCGTGGATCAAAGAACAGTTCATGAACGTGATGCGAGGTGTGGAATCATGGATCGAAACTGACTTCAAGCCCTGGGCAAAGAAGGCTGGTGAGGATCTTTGGAACGCTTTCCTCGAGCTGATCTTCGGCAAGAAGGCTGGTGCTAACCCGGGACACGAATCTGCAGGTGACCCGAAGTTCTCCTTCTGGGACTCAGTCACTCTGCTCATCAAGACCGGGTACGAAACGTGGAAAGCTGGTCTTCGTGGCTGGCTCCAGGATATCAACCCGGTCCAGGATATGCTGGACGCATTGTTCGGCCCCAGTGCCAAGAGCACCAAGGGTACTGGTGGCATGGGGGTGGGCTCCAAGAGTGTTCCTGCAAGGATCGGTCCTGAGATTTTCAACGCGGAATCTGAGAAGACCTTCCTGCAGACTATAATCGACGGAGCTGCTGCTACACTTGGTGGAGCTGGTGCTAAGTTCGATGCGGCTATCGCGCTTTGGACGGCTAACACCAAGGTAACGTGGGATACTTTCTGGACTGGCTTCTCCGCTGCTCCGGGTGGTTCTGTGCAGACTACCACAACAACAGTCGCTACAGGCACGGTTTCCATGGGTGCCAGCATCGCCGCGTTCATTGCTGCCCATGCACCGAGCTGGGCGTCCAACTGGGAGACGATGAAGACCAACGTCGTCAACTCCATGACTGACTCCAACAAGACCACGTCGGAGAAGGCTATCTCGATGGGCGTCAGCATTGCTGCCTTCATCGCGTCGACTAAGTCTACATGGGGTCCAGCATGGGCTACGTTCCAGGCGACCGTAACAACTGCCTGGGCAGTGATCACTGGCAACACCCGTCAAGGTGTTACCAACTCGGCTAGTGAGGCGGGTCAGCTGCCTCAGCGTTCGAAGAATGCAGTCGGTGATACGCAGTGGACATTGTACTCTTCGGGTCTTGCACTTGTCTCAGGCTTTGCCTCGGGCATGAAAAAGAACCTGAACCTGGTGGAGCAGGCAGCAATTGCCGTTACTGCTGCTGTAGCCAAGTACATGCCCCACTCGCCCGCCCCGTTTGGTCCGTTGTCTGGTAAGGGCTACACCTCATGGTCTGGCCGTGCACTGGTGAAGGACTTCGCCGGTGGTATGATGGACAACATGAGTATGGTTCGGGACGCGACGGAAAAGGTGACAGGTGCTGTTGCACTTGGTGCCAACATGGACCTGACCACCGACCTCGGTGCCGACGGTATCGTGATCGACCGCAGGGAAATCAGTGTTGTCACTTACAACCCTGTTGCCGAACCGACCTCCCGTACCATCGAAAAGGCATCTAACAAACTGAGGATGGCGAAGGCAATCTAATGGCGTACCGTAACAGTTACACTCTCGACGGGGTGGCTCTGACCAACGTGTCAGGTGGCTACTTCCCCGAGAGGTCAACTGGTATTCGCACCGTGCCGGCAAAGCGCAGCGCGAATATCTCCTACCCGGGTGTGGACGGGGAAGCGTTCCTCGCTGGCGCTCCTTACGGCCCGGGAGGAGTTGCGGTCACCATGTACGTTGAGGGTGCAGACCATCAGGGACTCATGCAGAACTACGAGTTCCTGAATGGTCTGTTCCTTCAGCGCCACAAACTGCTCAAGCTCCGTCACGACTACGATTCGGCCGGCACGGTCTATCGTGAGGCGGACGTGAAATGCGTTGCCTCTACTCAGCTGAAACTGCTCAACATGAACTCGGGGCTCGTCGATTACGCGCTCGAGATTCCCAAGTCGTTCTGGCGTTCGGCTGAAGTTACTTGGGCAACGAATGCCTTGGGCATCGGGCCTTTCACCTACACCCTGTCTGGCTTTACTGGGGGCAACGCGCCCATCACTGATTCGCTCATCCGCATCAAGGGCGCAGTCAGTGGAGCTACCATCACGGACGTTGCCACTGGGTCGTCAATCACCTTGACCGCTCCTCTGCTCGCTACCGAGTACTGCGTCATTGATCCGGTGAGCTGGACTGCCCGAAAGCAAACATCCAATACATGGGCATTGACCGGTGGCACTGACTACTCGAACAACGTTGTGTCCAATGAAGGCTTCGGCTCACAATTCGTCACCGAACCGCTCATAGTCGGCGGGGCTCTTGTGTACCAGGCTACTTTCTCTACCTCCTCTCCGGCGAGTTCACCCGTCGTTGAATTCCGTGCCAAAAAAGCTTTCCTGTAGGAGCATCGATGCAAACTCGCTTTGTCGCATATGACCGCCTGGGGGCTCGTCGGGGTGTTGTCCCTGATCCCCTCGAGGTTACGGTTACAGCCACTCTCAATGAGCTGTCTACCATCAGTCTTCACTACGCACGCTCGGGCGTCAACTCGACGATGCTCGACAACGTCCCTGAGCTCGCTGTAGAGCGCTGGGACGGTACTACATGGGTCGAACTACGCGATGCACGTTTGCGGCATCTGACGGTCGATTTTGATCGTCTGGAGGAGGTGCCCACCCGTCGCTATGATTTCATTGGCGT